ACAGGTATTTAATGCAGGATATCAAAACATAATGGATGATGACAATTATAATGTGAATGTGCAACGAACAAGAGGTGTAACTGCGGGCATTGCAGACCCGTTATTACACAATAAATTATATAGACAGACTTCAATAATGGCTAAAGCATTGGCAGATTATATAGTAAGTCAAGGTCAAGATTGTCTGGATACAGATTTAACGAATATAACCAACGCTCTTACTACCGCGCTAGAAACACATACAAAGAAAAACAAGAATATTTTAGTAACTGAAACGAATGTCGCTGCGAACACTGTCGACTGGAATACATTGACTGAAAGCCGTACCTACAAGATAACTGGAGCGACATTTGCCGCAGACAAGCACCAGCCGGTGGGGGCAATCGGTACAGGTGAGTTGGTAGTGCTGAAAAACGGAGATGACACCATTGCACAGGTATATTATGCTAATTCCGTCGCCTACGATAAAGCAGGTGCATACCATCGTATTAATATAGGTGGAACGTGGACAGATTGGGTATATAACATAACAAACAAAGGCGGTAGTGTAACTGGCAATTTTGATATAAATGGGAAGTTGACCGTTGATAGTCTGGATATAAAAAACAACTTTACGGTTGCAGGTGGTACTCCTGTTACAGGAGACGACTTGCAAAAAATACAAGACCAGATTATCTCACCTTTACAAACCTTCTACGTAAGTAATAACGGTTCAGATGATAATGATGGTTTATCTTTAGGCACTGCTTTTAAAACGTTTTCTCCAATATTTACAAAAGTAAAAAAAGATGTGCCAGCACTAAGAATATACATTGATAATACCTGTGAAGATTTAAATTATATATTATCACAACCATTTGATTTTAATTCTCAAATTGGAAAATCTGGAACACAAGGTAAATCATTGACAATATCTATGACTAATTACGATTTAGCTATAAATAAAGACAATAGAGCAACTATATACGTACCATACGGAAAAGCATTTTCTAATTGGAGCAATTCAACTAGGTATGATTATTACGGGAATATTTTAGCGTCTTCGTGTATTTCTATAACATTAACCGGAGTAAATATAAAGTTACAAAATAAGAACGAAAATAATTATTCAGGATTTTTATTAAATAGCCCGAATATAACTATTTCCCGTTCTTCTATAGAGCTACAGACATATGACTTATCTAATACATTTTGGAATAATTCTATTGCAGGAATTAATATATTAGGAGACGCTGAAATTACCGGTTCAGGATATTTAATAAATGCTTCTAGCGTAAATAGATATACTACAGACCCTTCACTTTCTGAACAGACGACGGAACAAACAGAAGAAATTTCTACTTTGGCTGTTACGCAAGATGTATACGTAGAAAGAGTAATATCTGGATTAAATGCCTCCATAGATAGCAATATATTAAATAAAGGTAACCATGCATGCACAAGTGATATATACGTTAATTTTTCCAACATAGGTAGCTAACCAGCAAATGCAATCGTGAGCGATAACTTAGTCAAAGCCTTGTGTATAGATGCTGGTTAACTCCAATATTTATAAATAACAGCAACACCGTTATCAATGTTAACTAACATTCGAGTATATTGCTATCACTTCATCTGCTAATCCATTTTTCTTTATCTCTTCACTCATTTTATATTGAAGAAGAATATATTGAGATATAAACGAATTTACACTATAGTTTGATTCTACTGCTATAGCGTCTTCATTTTTAGGGTCTTCATAGTATATATATTTAGGATATCTAGCTCTTATTAAATAATCAGTTCCAGTTAATATAGTGCGATAAAATTTAACATTAGTGATATTTTTATTAAGAATAAGCATTAAACATTTATTTGGTCCTGCTTCAAATGCAGATTCCCCCTCTTCTTTTAAGTCACCACTTCCATTTAAATAAAGACTTTCACTTAAATTCACAAATACAGCATTTATAAATTTAGTAGTATCTTCACTAGCAGAAGAAGGAAAAGTGAATTTTACCATTGTACATTCAACATTTTTAGGGTTTATCATTAGAAAATTGCCCCATACCTTTAATGGTCTACTCATATCTGATTGATAATAAGTACCAGTTAAAAAACTTCCATAAGGAACAACAATTTCAGCAAATGTATAATCATTAGAACTCGGAGATATTAATGTGCTACGTATAAAAATTGTCTTTGTTTGTCCTACATCTGGAATTTGTTTACTAACATAAAATTTATTGTATACTAAATCTTCTTCTTCTGTATAAGTACAAAAAGCAAAAGTTATTGTATTGGTATTTTTCTTCATTAAAGTTATGGCTTTATCAAATGTTTCAACAGCGTTTACTCGCGAAGTGCCATCATTATTATCATTTCCGTTTTTCTGGTCTATATAGATAGTTTGGCTAGGCGCGATAATT